CTTTGGGATGGTGCGTCAACAAGCATTACCGAAACAACCATGTCGGTTCAAGGCGGTGCAACGAATTTTTCTAATTCAGTGTTTTGCATAAACAGTGGAAGCACGAATGTGCAGACATACAAAACTCAATCTCTTTCGTTCGATGAAGACGGTAACATTGAGGTTGAAGCTATTCACTTTCCAACCAACAGCAACGACGAAAGCCTAATCGTCGATGGCTTTGACAATGACAGCAACTGGATCTTGGAGGGTCTGATCAACTAATGGCAGTCTTCTTTCCATCACTTACACCGACTCGGCGTACTTACACGGTTGGCGATTACCCAACCAAGCGTTTTAAAAGTATAAGCGGGGCTGGAACGACCAGGCTTTATGGCAGTAAAGCCTTTGATGCTGTCTTGGACTTGGAATTCTCAACTAACGATGCAGAGCTGACAACGATTTTGGTTTGTTTTAACTCTGCATACGGTTCAGGCACTGCTTTAACCCTTCCGTCTTCAATCTTCGATGGAATGAATGCTGCCTTACAGAGTCAAATCCCAAGCCATGTGACTTGGCGTTGGCAAGAAACTCCTCAAGTCCAATCAGTTTTCAATGATCGATCAACAGTTACTGTCAAATTAATCGGCACATTGGATGGTTGACTTCAGTGAGTAGAATAGATCAAAAGGCTTATAGGCATGGCTGTTCGCACTGGCAGTAATGGGCAATTGCGATGGAGGGGGACTGTAGTCGCTCGCGTGCGCTCTTGGTCAGCAAATATTGCAAAAGACTCGTTGGAGACTACGAGCATTGGGGCCTTTGACCGTTCCTACGTTTCGGGTTTGAGGGGTGTAACGGGAACAGCAGACATTATGTATGACCCAGGTGAGGCAAGCGCAACAGCGCTTTTCAACGATGTTTTGAATAATTCTTCAGAACCTTTGAGTAACATTGAGCTTGTTTTGGATTCTGCTGGCGGCAGCCAGTTAAGCGGTTCTGCAGTTTTGACAAGTATTTCTGCCAGCGTTTCCGTTGGTGCGGTCACCTCTTGCAGCGTTGGTTTCCAGATTTCTGGACCTTTGACTGGAGGATTCTAATGCTATGGCGGTACTTGGAATTGATGGAATTGTTCGACTGAGAAGAGAAGCGCCGCTGCCTATTGTTGTAAGCTCTTCAGTCCTCAGGGCCGATATTAACGCTCTTGTTTTAAATAATCAAGATTTCTGGTCAGGGGATGAGGTCTATCTTTTTTCGCAAGAAGGGCTTCCTTTGTCAGGCCAGTGCTCAAACGGCTCTGCAATGTATGCAGGAGGATTTCTTGAAACAGGCCCTAATCGTTCTCACATATCAGGCAATGATGATTTCTTCTACAAAAGAGGCGTAGGAGAAGATTCGAGTAATTTTTACTGTGGAATTGGAGTCAAAAGTGCGGAATATTTTATTTATAGGGATTCCCTGAACAGGCTTAGCTTCTATACAGATTATTGCTCTGCTGTTAACGGTGGGTCTATCAATAAAGTGGACTTGGCTCAGTACGATTTCAACTTTTTGTTAATTGCTGCGGCAGGTACTGAGGAATACAACAATGCTCTAACCGAATGCGTCTCAGGCGTCGGAGATTACAGATTCAGCGACGTTAGAGATGAAGTAACGCTTGAAAGTATTTGCGACTTTGCCCCTTCATATCAAAGCCCTGCTGCAGGCACTGCTGAGTATGATGACGCGGACCTTACTCCAAGGAGTGCGGTAAACGGTTTTCCTTGGGTGTTGCAATGTGAGTTAGCTGAATGGTCTCTTGAATTAGACGGGGCAGCTGTTGATACTACTCAGGTTGGCGAGAAATTTGGCGAAAATGTAAAAAGTATTATTACAGGTGGTGGAAAGTTTGATTTCCAAGTTGGAGAGGTAGGGCATTCGCCCGCTAGCGGCGACAGGGCTGTTGACGCAAGCTACTTGCTTCAGCTTCTGCAGTTAACGGAGCGTGGCGCGAAGGCTGAAGCGGAATTTTGGTTAATGCAGCGAAAAGTTAGCGATGCGTGCAGTGTTTTGGCTAGAGGTGGGCTTTATTACGCTACAAATATTTTGATAACGAACATTGCGGTGAACGTCAGGGCTACGGATGTCATCGTCGGTTCTGCTAACTTCGCGACATCTGGCGAGATTGCATTAAAAGTAGGAGTATAATGACTAAAGTGGGACAAAGAGCATTCGGTTAAATGGCAATCGTTACACCGGGTCAGCCTGGAGCTATTGACAATATTGACATTAGTCAAAACACGTTCCGTACTCAGGTTGGTGAGGTCACCAGCGCGGTGTTGCGTCTTGCTGGCGGAGAAGTGGACTCAACGTCTACGACAACGCTTTACGTTAACCAAGAAATTGGTTCTGACAAATTTGTTGCGGGTATCGCAGACAATACGGTAACTCCTCCTCTAAGCAATCAACAGCTTACTTGCGGCTACTCGGAGTCAGCGCCCTTCAAGACCCTCAATAGGGCGCTAATTGAAGCAGCTCGCCTGTCTGTTCAAAGCGGAGTTGGAAATGATTTGTATGACCGTGTTGTAATCAGAGTCGCGGCCAGCGAATACGTTATTGATAACACTCCGAGCACAGGTCTAGCTGTGAGCCAGTGGCCTAATACTTATGAGCCTACTGAAGAAGACCTAAGAGCTTTTAACTCTGACGACATGGGGATTATTCTCCCAAGAGGAGTTTCAATTATTGGTGCTGACCTTCGCAAAAGCGTTATACGTCCCAGGTCTGTGCCAAGTGCAGGCGGCAATCCAGTAACCGACAGAGGCAGCTTATTCAAGACCACTGGAGGTTCGTTCTTTTTTAATTTTACCTTTAAAGATTCTCTCAATTATACTTCGTCTCATCACTTACTTCAAGCGTTTTCTTTTTGCTCTCAGTCAGATTTAGTCGCATATTATCAAAAAGTTGCAACAGTATTTGGAATTCCTTCTTCTGACGTTGAAGTTATAAATCCAGGCGAAACACAAATTACCACCCAGTACCCTGACAATCAGGTTTCAGCTGCGACAGATTCTGTCAATGGCAGTTCTGGGTACGTCTTTAATTGCAGCTTGCGCTCCAATTACGGCATGTGCGGCATGTATCTCGACGGAAGCGATGGTGTCTCAGGACTGCGCTCAATGGTCGTAGCCCAGTTCACAATTGTTTCGCTTCAGCGTGACATGAACGCTTGGCAGATTTATACAGGAGGGTCTTGGCAGACTTGTAGTGGATACAGTGAGTACATAAACGCAGATAGTAATGATGTAAGATCGCGAATCTCTGGAAGCTTTTCTGCTTCTACTGGAAACTATGAAACTGATTATAGAAGTTTTGGCTTTAAGGTTACAAATAACGCTTTAACGCAAGAGGTCAGCTGTTTTGTTATCGGCTCAAGCGTGCATCACTGGACTTCTTCAGGCGGAGAATGCACTATTACCAATAGTAATAGCAATTTTGGCAACACAGCTTTACTTAGCAGTGGTTTTAGAGGTATTGGAACAACAGGTGGTGCGTTCGCTCAAGACAAAGGATTCCAAGCACTTCGTGTCCGTAGACCTCTAAAAGTAAAAACAGATGGAAGCAACATTCGCAGAATCGGAATTGGTAACGTATCCAGCTTGGGATACGACAGTGCAACAGGAACTATCAATCTACAAGTTGCTTTTGACCCAGAGACAACTTTCGCTAACAACGGGTATAGCTTAAAAGAAGGAGACTATATTTGGATTGAAAATAATAGCCGCACTGAGGGGCCAGGGGCTTCATTAAACCAAGCAATTGATGTACGTGCAAAGCTGGCCTCTGTGCCTTTTAATTCGGCAACCCCTACTCAGATAATCGTTGTTGATGGAGGTATTGACGACCCTAGCGTAAACAATATCTCAACCATTTCAAACCAAACTTTAGAAGGTAACCGTGTTTACATCAGAAGGCTTTCTGACACTAGGAAGCCCGAAGAACGTGAATATTCGTTGATTGTTTCTGGTAGCTCAACAACTCGCAGACCTGTAGGAAATTACATTTTACGCTTAGGAAACCGTAGTACCCTCAACCAACAACTAGACCCTGCAAACAATTCAAACGAGGTCTTTATTGTTTCGACTTCAAAAGACTCACACGCCTCTTTTGGCAGCGATGTTTATAAAATTGTTATCCGCCCTGGAGATAGCGCATCTTCTTTCAATTCTTCTACTTTTTACAGAGTAGGAACTCCTGTTTCAAGAAATAATAGAGTGTTCCGAAGCAAAAGAAACAAAAGATTTAGCACGTTTTCCACTGAAAACTTTGAGGCAAGCTTACCAATGCTTCCTGATGAAAGAGGTGTTGAACTTTTAAGAACATCCTCGGGACCGTTGTTAGTTTTAGATAGCGACTTGTCAAACAGTCCTACAAGCACTGACCTTGGAATAAATCAATCAACAAACACCTTGATTCTTGATCAAGTAAGGAGCAGCACTGATTTCCAAGGCGTAAGTTCTTTTATGAGAGCCATTGGGTACACAGCTCAAAATGTTGGAATACAAGAAAACGGAACACTTTCCGGGACTATTCTTGAACAACAAGATACAGAAGCATCGAGAGATTGGAACCCTGCTGATCCCCTCAGCCCTGTCCCTTCTGGGAAAATCGACTCTAGGACAAACTGGCCACTAGAGTTTAACCGACCAAGCCTTATTAGAGCTTTTGCGCACGCCTATGAATTTGTTGGATATGGAAACTACACAAAAGCGTTGCCAAAATATCAAGCAACACCATTGTCTCAGCAAAATAAAATTGATTATTTTGCGGTGAATTTATTAGGCGGTCGCTGCTATAACACTGGATTCAACGAAGATGGCCTTTTAGTCCAAGGCAACGTAATTACGGACCTTGGCACCAACCAAACTGTAAATAGTGAAATTGCTGGTTTGGGCGCTTTAGCCGGAGACCCTGATTTCCCGGCAACTCCTACTGATTTTGAAACTTTAAACGTTACGCAGCTTTTACAGTCTTCTCAGCGTACAGAGTTGACTAACGAGGTGCTAATTAATGGAACGGTTGAAGGTTCCGTCACATTTGCAGATGGCGTATTACCTGAAGCGACAGAAACGCAAAGAGGTGTTGTTAAGCTTGCAACTGACTCAGATGCTGCAGGAATTAGCAGCCCATCAACTGCAAACGATGTTGACGCTTTAACAGCAAAAAATCTCGGCTCTGTGCGTGGGGTGGCAGATGGTCTTTGCGATCTGGATTCGACCGCCAAAATCCCAGTGGCGAGGATACCCGACCTAGATGGTTCTGGTCTGGTTCAAAACGCTTCTACTACGGTCAAAGGTATTGTTGAGCTTGCTACTGGTGCCGAAACGCTTGCGCTAAGTGATGCAACCAGAACTGTAACTCCATCGTCACTAAGCAGTGCAAGAGGTGTTGCGAACGGTTTTGCAAGCCTGGATGCAACAGGTCTTGTTCCAGTAGCGCAGATTCCTCCAGTAAATCCAAGCGATGTTATCAAGCTAACGCCTGCACTGTGGGTAAACGGTTCAGCGACTAATTTTGACAATTCAACAAACTTTACTTTTGTGCAAAACGCAAACACGGCTGCGATTGATTTAGGAACACCGCTGAATGCTGTACCTGGGACTTCTGGATTTATTTTGGTCACCAGAGGAGTCTCAGCTACTACGCCATTTACCT